TATCTCTGGGCTTGATTACAGTTGAGCAAGCTATGGAGATGGAAGATTTAACACCTAACGGAAGCGAAGGAATCGCCTAATGGAAAATCAGGTAATCACTTTCTCCTCTGGACTCATTGCCAATGTTGAGGAACGCTTAATCTCAGGCAAGATAGTTCCAGCGGGAACTGGAGAAGTGGGTAACACTTCTGCTGGCAAGGTTGTCTTTGAGAAGGGCGCTATCGCACTTCCAGAAGATCCAAAGACAATCAAATTACTTAATCAGCATGACATGAAGCAGCCTCTAGGTAAGGCCACACAATTTACAGAGCAAGAAGATGGCATTTACGCATCTTTTAAAATTTCACGTTCTAATCGTGGTACAGAAGCTCTCATCCTTGCAGAAGAAGGCTTGCAATCAGGTCTATCTGTAGGCGTAGAAGTAATTAAGTCAAAGCAGAAGGGCAACGTTATGTTTGTCTCTGCTGCTAAATTGTTTGAAGTAAGTTTGGTAACTGAACCAGCATTTAAGTCTGCTCAAGTTATCGATGTTGCTGCTGAGGAAACTCCAGAAGCAGTAGAAGAAATCCAACCAACAGAAAGCGAGACAGCTGTGGAGAATACTCCAGAGACAGTTGCAGCACCAGTAGAGGCAGCAGCGGTTGAAGCTGCTCGTCCTGTTGTTACTGCGACTACATTCGTGCGCGAGCGCGTAGCACCAATAACATCAGCACAATACCTAGAAGCTAACATCAAGGCAGCACTTGGTGATGACGAAGCACGCCGCATCGTTCGAAGTGCAGATGATTCGACTTCTACAAATACAGGTCTAACACTTGCACCACATCTAAATACTTTCATTACAGATACATTCACAGGCCGTCCTTCATTTGAAGCAGTAACACGCTCAGCTCTAACAGAGCCAGGAATGTCATTTACAGTTCCACGCATGTACACAAATGCAGGAACACCTAATACTGCTCCAACAGTTGCAGACACAGACGAAGGTGTAGCACCATCAGAAACTGGGATGACTTCATCCTATGACACGATTTCTGTAAACAAGTTCAGTGGCCTCCAGAGAGTCAGTTTTGAGCTCGTAGATCGCTCATCTCCAGCATTCATGGAATTGATGATGACTGAACTTCGCAAGGCATACGAGTCAGCAACAGATAAGGCTCTTATCGCAGCATTCACAGCATCTGGTACACAGGCAACTGGCGTAGCAGCAACAGCAGCAGGACTTCAGAGCTTCATCTCTGTAGAAGGCGCAGCAGCATACAAGGGAACTGGCGGAGACTTCGCTAACAAGCTAGTGGCCTCGACTGACCAGTGGGCAGCAATCGCCGGATACGCGGATAGCACTGGACGAGCATTGTATTCTGCACAAGGCCCAACATACAACGCTTCAGGTAATGCAGTTGCAACATCTGTTCGCGGTGGCATTCTTGGTACTGATCTAATCGTAGATCACAACATCACTACTTCAGGTGTTATTGATGAGTCAGCATTCCTTGTTGCTCCAGCATCTGTTTACACATGGGAGTCACCAACAACACAACTTCGTGTTAATGTCTTGACTTCAGGCGAAATCGAAATTAACCTTTATGGATACCTAGCAATCTATGTTGCTAAGTCAGGTAAGGGCGTTCGCCGCTTTAACTACACAGCTCCGTAAGCTGTAAACTAAGTCGCTCTGAGGGGTAGTAGCCCTCTACCCCTCAGAGTCTTTAGAAAGGAATCAGAATGGCATTGACCACAGTCTCAGAACTCCGCAGTACTCTCGGAGTCGGTACGCTGTACACCGATGCCGTTTTACAGGAAGTGTGTGACGCGACAGACGCAGTCCTACTTCCAATGTTATGGGCAGATAATTATTTCAATGTTCAACACAGCAACACAACCACAGTAGGAACACTTTATTTTGATGTACCTGTAACAGATGTCTTTTATGTCGGTCAGACAGTTGTGGTAACTAATAATAAAGCCCATCTAAATGGATCAAAGACAATTACAGTAGTGGGCGAGTATTCAATCTCCTATGCCATTACCGGCACTCCAGCAGCCGAGCCAAAACACAATGTCAATCCTTATGGAATAGTAACGGTTGCTCCATCAACCGACTGGACTGCCGATGCAGCCATTCAAAATGCAGCTTTGATGGTATCTGTTGAAATCTGGCAAGCCCGTACTGCTACCCTTTCGGGCAGTAACCTTGTCGATTTCCAGCCAAGCCCTTACCGAATGAGCGCACAGCTTCTCGCTAAGGTGCGAGGATTGATAGCACACGCACTAGACCCTCGCTCGATGGTGGGATAATGACAGTTGCTATCACTACACTTAGAACGACACTTGCCACAGCTCTAGTCGATAACTCAAAATGGCAGACCTTTGCATTCCCGCCTGCCACAGTTTTGGCTAACTCAGTTATTGTCAGTCCCGATGATCCATACCTGACACCTAACAATAACCAGCACATCACAATAAGCCCAACGGCTAATTTTAAGATTATTATTACCGTGCCTTTATTCGATAATGAAGGCAACCTTAATGGCATTGAAGATTTTGTCGTGCGAGTGTTTAACCTGCTCGCTGCATCATCTCTGGTCTATAATGTAAGCGCGATAAGCGCACCTAGTGTTCTCAATGCTGCGTCTGGAGACTTACTCAGCTGCGAGATGTCCATAAATATATTAACGAGTTGGGGATAATATGTCCGAGTGGGAAAAAGAAAATGCAGACTTCCTGAAGAAAATCGGGCAAGTTAGCGAACCAGCACCAAAGCCAGCACCTACTAAGAAAGATGAGGAATAATCCTAATGGCTGTATTTCTAAATAATAATGTCGGCGTGAAGATTAACTCAGTTGATCTTAGCGACCATGTAACAGCAGTAACAATCAACCGCGTATTTGATGAGCTAGAAGTCACTGCAATGGGTGACACAGCACACAAGTTCGTCAAGGGATTGGAATCATCATCAGTTACTATTGACTTCCTTAATGACACAGCAGCAGCGAATGTTCTTGCAACACTTCAAGCTGCATGGGGAACAACAGTTACAGCAGTATTCCTTCAAACAAAGGGAACAGCAGTATCTGCAACTAATCCTCTTTACACAGTCTCATTGCTAGTCAATAATACAACTGACATCAATGGCGCAACAGGTGATATTGGCACACAGTCAATCACTTTTACTGCTAACTCAACAGTTGCAGTAGCTACTACAGGTTCATTCTAAACAATTAAACAAAGGGGCTAAACATGGCAAAACTGAAGATAGTTCGAACAGATGGAAGCGTTGTCGAGGGTGAGATTACTCCAGCAGTAGAGTATGCATTCGAGCAATTCGCTAAAAAGGGTTTTCATAAGGCTTTTCGTGATGACGAGAAGCAGTCGGATGTCTATTGGATTGCATGGGAAGTCCTACGCCGTTCAGGTGAGACGGTTAAGCCTTTTGGGATTGACTTCATCGAAACACTTAAAAGTGTTGAGGTGCTTGACTCAGACCCTTTGTCTTAAAGCGCGATCTCCCGTTCACTTACCTTATTGCTAGGCTAAGCATAAGGTTGGGAATCGCGCCACAGCAGTTATTAGAGTTAGACCCAGTAATGCTTCAAGCTTTGCTGCAAGGTCTCAAAGATGAGCAGAAAGAGGTGAGCGATGCAAATAGAGTTAAGAGGAAACGCTGACCTCCGCAAAGCATTGCGCCGTTTTGCTCCTGATTTAGAAAAGTCTCTTAAAATTGAATTAAAGCGCGGTTTAGCTCCAATCGCACAAACTGCTAGGGGCTATGTTCCATCTCAGTCACCTTTAAGCGGTTGGGCTGATAGATCGTTTAATGAGGGCAGTTTTCCTACATTCTCTGCTTCGACAATCAAATCTAAGATTGGTTATAGCACAGCAGTTACAAAGCGAAATTCTAGAGGCTTCAATTCTATGGCTTCAGTATTTAACAATTCTCGCGCAGGTGCTATTTATGAGTCTGCTGGTCGTAACGGCGCACAAGGTCAGCCGTGGGTAGGGCCTAAAGGCCCAGCAGGACATAAGTATTCTCATTCTCGCAATCCTAAAGCTGGCGAACAATTTATTGCTGCCATGCCTCCGCTTACAGGAAGCCTTAAAGGTCGTGGTCGTTTGATTTTCAAAGCATGGGCTCAAAACAAGGGTGTTGCAGAAGGCATTGTCAATAAGGCAATTACTACAGCAGAGTTAGAATTGTTAAAAAGATCTAAAGCCGGAGCATTAAGGAGCGCAGCGTGAATTATCAAGAAGTAATTAACATTGCGTCCAAGTTTGATGCTAAAGGATTTAAGGCAGCTGAAACTGCTTTAGGCAAGTTATCTGGCACTGCTAAAAAATTAGCGGGTGGATTAGGTCTTGCTTTTGGTGCTTCTGCTATTACTGCATACGGAAAAGCAGCAGCTAAGGCATTTGCCGATGATGAAGCAGCAGCACTTAGACTTAACCGAGCAGTTGAAAATCTAGGCATTGGTTTTGCCAACCCTGCCATTGCTAAATTTATATCTGACTTAGAAAGATCTGCAGCGGTTGCAGATGATATTTTGCGTCCAGCTTTTCAGGGCTTGCTGACCACTACTGGCTCATTAGTCCAGTCCCAAAAGCTTCTTAATGATGCAATCACAATTAGCCGAGCATCTGGCATTGACCTAGCCACTGTCACAGAGGACTTAGGCAAAGGCTATGTTGGTATTACCAAAGGGCTTATAAAATACAACACAGGCTTAACCAGAGCAGAACTCACATCCAAGTCGTTCAATGAGATTCTTGGAGTTATCCTCAAGCGATCCGCAGGCGCGGCTGAGGATTACCTAGACACCACTGCTTACAAGTTCAATGTTTTGAGTGTTGCATCATCTAACGCATCAGAGATTATTGGTGGCGGTCTAGTTGATGCTTTTGCCCTTATTGGCGGTGGCACAGATGCCGCAGATGCCGCTTATGTTATTGAGACCATTGCCAGCGCATTGGCTAAAGTGACAGTTCAAACTGGTAGAACTATAGGCGTCATTCCTACGCTTATTCAAAATCTAAAGAAACTACCGAGAGAAATTTTCTCAGGGTTTGTGGGTAAGCAATTCGGGGTTAATGTCAATGTCAAACCCAAAGAAGAAGAAGTCAAACTAACCCTGACTCAAAAGCGACAACAAGAACTTCTTGCTAAATTAGAGAAGGATTCATTGCGCAGAGAGCGTGAAAGATTAGCCCTCAAGAATAAGCAATTAGCAGCAGACAAAGCCAAAGCAATTATTGCTAAAGGCGAATCAGCTCTTCTCAAAGGTGAAGCTATCTTTGACATGGACAAGATTCAGATTGCGGCAGCACTTACCAATCAAGCTGAACAATTAGGTCAGGCAACCTCATCTGCTCAACTTTTGCAGATTGCCAATGACACAGCTCGTCTTAATGTCAAAAAGTCGATCCTTGATCTAGAAGATGCTATTGCTTCTAAGGATGCCGCAGCCATCGAAGCGGCAACAGCCAAACTTAATGCTGACCTCAAAGTGCTTGGTGCGCTCGGTATGCAGAATGTCAAACTCCAAGACATTAAATCAATCCTTGATACCTTGCAGCCTAAAGATTTAATTAACTTACAAAATCTTAAAGATGCTATTGCTTTGCTTGGTCAAATCAAAATACCTGGTATGGCTCCAAGTATTGCACCATCTGGATCATCTGTTGCTCGCGCATTGGAAAGCTTCAAAGGATCTGCTGCTAGTGCTTTTGAAGCACTGACTCCGGCACAGCAAGCCACACTAGGCGGATACGCTCCATTTGTAGGTTCTGAGATGTCTAATGTTCCTCCGTCCAGTTATGGCGGCTCAGGCGTAGGGTTAGGCGGTAATGGAACAGGCAGACAAATTCCTATTCAAGCAAATTATAATGTCACGATTGAAGCCAATACTATTGCTAACCCAGATGAATTAACAAGCTTGATTCAGGACACAATCATCCGACTCAATAAGCGCGGTGACTATTTAACCACTGCTGGAGCTTTATGAGCCGCCCAGAAATCAACGTAATTATAAACTTCTCAACTGGTGCAGGTTTTGGCAATCCTTTTATTATTGATCAATCAAAATTAGGTCAAGATGTTTTTGCTGATACAAGTGCAAGTTTGGTGGTCGATGTATCTAATTTAGTAGACACCATTTCTACTACGAGAGGCCGCCAGATCAACGCAGAGCAATTTAATACTGGTTCTGCAATTATTCGCATCCTTGACCAAAACGGCAATTTTAATCCTCAAAACCCTTCCAGTCCGTATTACACGTATTTAAATCCAATGCGTAAAATTGCTATCACTGCAACTTACTTAGGAGTAACATACCCAATCTTTGCTGGATACATTACTAATTACAATACATCCACTCCTAAGTTTCAAGGTGATCTTGTTTATACAACCATCTCAGCTGTGGACGGATTTAGACTATTCCAAAATGCTCAATTTTTTGGCGTGACAGGCGCAGCAGCAGGTCAGACCACTGGCACAAGAATTACCAAAATCCTTGACACAATCGGATGGCCATCATCTATGCGTGATGTAGACACAGGTCAGACAACTGTGCAAGATGATCCAGCCACTCAACGCACAGCTCTCAATGCCTTGCAGACTGTCGCTACAACCGAGTATGGCGCAATCTACATGGGAGCAGATGGCACGGCAGTGTTTCAGGATAGAAATCTCACCACAGCTTCCATAGCGACCACGCCAAAGGTGTTTAATGACAACGGCACTGGCATTGGTTACTTTGATGTGAAGTGGGTCTTAGATGATTCTCAGGTCTATAACAAGGCTACTGTGACTCGACAGGGCGGCTCTGTACAAACTGTCAGCGATACGCCATCAATTGAGAAGTACTTTACCCATAGTTATAACCAATCTGGATTACTTATGCAGACAGATGCCGAGGCTTTGAACTACGCAAAGGCTTTCATCGCAAGTCGCAAGGAAACCTCAATCCGCGTAGATGAATTGACCCTAGATTTACAGCAAGAAAATTACACAGACGGCACTATCGCAGGGCTTAGCCTTGATTATTTCGATCCTGTCACTATTACTACTTCACAGCCTAATTCCACGTATTTAACCAAGACTGTGCAAGTTTTTAACATCAACCATCAAATCAGACCAGATTCATGGAAAATCAGATTCGGCACAGCTGAGCCAATTATTGACGGGTTCATCATAGGTTCGAGCATCAGTGGTATTCTAGGCACTAGCGTTTTATCATACTAAGGAGCAATAAATGGCAACAGGTTTCCCAGCAGCTACAGGAGATGTCCTTTCTGCTTCCATGTTTAATGGCTTGACCTCATTCACTGTAGGAACAGATCAGACAGTGGATTATACGCCTGTATCTAATGATCAGTATCAAGGTCTTATCCCAATGAATAAAGCAACGGCCGTCAATTTTACAATTCCCACAAATGCTTCTGTGGCTTATCCTGTTGGAACAGTTTTAACAGTACTTAATAAAGGTGCTGGAACAGTAACCATCAAAGCCGTTACCTCTGGTACAACCACAGTTTTATCCGCTGGTGCTACAGCTGCACAACCTACTTTAGGACAATACAAAACAGCTGCCTGTATTAAAACTGCAACAGATACATGGTATGTCGTAGGTGCAATCGCATAATGTTACAAACTATCTATGGGTCAATTTCTCAAACTCCTCCGGTCGTTTTGTCGGTTGAGTATTTAGTTATTGCTGGTGGTGGAGCTGGTGGTCACGATCAAGGTGGTGGTGGTGGAGCTGGTGGCTATAGAACTAATACAGGATTTACCTGTTCAGTAGGAACAAGTTACACAGTGACTGTTGGTGCTGGCGCATCGGCCACTGGAAGTCCTTCAGTTAAAGCAAATGGATCAAACTCAGTTTTTAGCACTATCACATCATCAGGTGGCGGTGGAGCTGGTGGTTACAATCAAAATGGTAACTCTGGTGGTTCAGGAGCTGGCGGTGGTGGTGGTAACACTGGTACTGGTGGCACAGGCGGATCAGGAAATGCTGGAAGTTATAGCCCTGTTGAAGGTTATGCAGGTGGTAATGGATCATCTGGTGCGAATGCTTATACTGCTGGTGGCGGCGGCGGTGCATCTGCCGTTGGTGGAAATGCTACTGCTGGAACTGGTGGAGTAGGTGGAGCGGGCGGTGCTGGAACAGCATCATCAATTTCAGGATCATCAATAACTTATGCTGGTGGTGGCGGCGGTGGTTGCTACCAATCTGTCGCACAAACACCAGGAGCAGGTGGTTCAGGTGGTGGAGGCGCTGGCGGTGGTACTGCAGGAACTCAAAATGGTACTTCGGGAACTGCAAATCGTGGAGCTGGTGGTGGCGGTGGTTCTGGTAATGGTGGCGCTGGCGGTAATGGTGGTTCAGGAATTGTTTATCTCAAGTATCCAGACACTCGTACAATTACCATTGGTGCAGGATTAACAGGATCGACAGCTGCGCCTGCTGGTGGATTTAAGGTAACAACAATTACTGCTGGTACTGGAACAGTGAGCTGGGCATAATGGCACATTACGCATTTTTAGACGAAAACAACATTGTTACTGAAGTTATTGTTGGTGTTGATGAAACCCAATTAATTGAGGCATTAAATCCTGAATTGTGGTACGGCAATTTTAGAGGTCAAGTATGCAAGCGCACTTCATACAATGGTAAAATACGCAAAAACTTTGCAAGTATAGGATTTACCTATGATGAGCAACGCGATGCTTTTATCCCGCCTAAGCCAATCGAAGCAACCGGTTTCAATGAGGAAACCTGCCAATGGATTTATCCGAAATTAAATTATGAAACCGCGCCTGAGTAAAGCTGCTGTTCAATTACGAGAGCAGATCGATGACTCGTTCCCAGATCGTGACCGCACATCGGATGGTTGGATCGGTGATACCCGACACGCTCATCGCAAGTCTGATCATAATCCAGATGAGCAAGGCTGGGTTCGTGCCATTGATGTCGATCGTGACCTATTCAAGGGATCAAAGCCAGACATTATGTGCGACCTTGTTGATCAGCTTCGGAGAGCCTCTAAAGACAAATCAGAAACACGCATTAGTTACATTATTTTCGATGGGTACATCTATTCCAGAATACTCAATTGGAAACCAAGAAAGTACACAGGGGCTAACAAACACACGAAGCACGCTCATTTCAGCTTTAAGAAAGAAGCTGACCTACTGGGTGACTTTTATCAAATATCTATGTTAGGCGGACAATAATGAACATGAAGAATCCATACTTTTTAACTGCTGGAGCATTCCTAGCAGCTTGGGCTGCATCGAACTTTGCAGCTGACTATCGCTCAGTACTCTGGGCTCTACTAGCTGGCGTCTTTGGTTATGCCACACCTAAAAGATAATGACTGTTATGGACACGGCGGCTCTTGCTGTTGCTGCTACGACCGTTATTGGTTCATTTATTGGGTCAGTGCGATGGTTAGTAAAGCATTACCTAGCAGAGCTAAAGCCCAATGGCGGGAGTTCGATGAACGATAGAATAACCCGTCTTGAAGCGCGTGTCGAAACTGTGATTCAACTTCTAGAGAGGTAACAATTATCTCATGGCAAGAAAAGCAACTAAGGCGTTAGAAGATCAAGGTTACTCAGCTCTTGATGCTTATTGCATAGGCATGTATGAGTTCTGGAAAAGCCTTAAAAAAGCAGGATTCCGAGAAGATGTCATGATGGGAATCATTGTCGAACCTTCTGCTTACCCTGGTTGGATATTGCCAGACCCAGTCGATCCAGAACGGTTCGGCGATTATGAAGATGAGGACGATGACTAAACGCCGATACTTGGTTATCTCGGATTTACAAATCCCATTTCACCATGAGCAAGCCGTTAAGAATCTTATCAAGTTAGTTAAGCGAGAGAAGTTTGACCTTATCCTCAATACAGGCGATGAGCTTGATATGCAGTCTCAATCGCGTTGGGCGCAGGGTACAAAGTTGGAGTGGGAAGGTACGCTAGATGCTGACAGAAGCCTTGCGCAAGATATTCTCTATGAACTCGGCACAACAGATGTCACTCGCAGCAATCACACAGACCGCCTATACCACACACTATTACGCGCACCTAGCCTCATCGGATTACCAGAACTGGAATACTCAAAGTTTATGGACTTCAACGGGCTTGGAATCAGATTCCATAAAAGACCATTCGAGTTTCACAAGGGATGGGTCTTAGTGCATGGCGATGAAGGATCAATGAACTCTAATGCTGGACTTACAGCTCTAGGGCTGGCTAAGAAGTTTGGCAAGTCTGTGGTCTGTGGTCACACGCACAGGGCAGGCATTAGTGCCTTCACAGAGGGCATAGGAGC